AGGACTTCCTATATGCTAACAGCATTGGAACAAACAACACAATTCCACAGGATATCGCTTCAAGCATCATCCGTGGAGATGTACAACCACTATCTGGCCCAGCTGGATATGTTGCACCATACGCATTCGGTATCCCAATCGTTGAAGTTCCTCTATTGAAGGAAACACAGACTGGTGATTACTCAGGAGCATCAGGATCACACGGTGATATCCACTTGACATTCCCAAATAACGTAGTTATTGGTATCAAGCGTGATGTAACTGTTTACAGATTCTTCTGGCCAAAGAAGGACTCAATCGAGTACACAATGTTTACTCGTGTTGGCGTTCAGATTGAACAAGCAGACGCTTGGGTAGTCGTAAAGAACGTTAAGGTCGCTTCATAATTAGGATTAATTTCCGCAAGAATGGCCCCCAAAGAAATTTGGGGGCTGTTCATTTAAATATATCAATGCTATAATTGATGTACCTATTATCAAAGGAGTATATATGTCATTTGAGACATTAAAGGTATCGGAACTAAAAAAAATAGCAGAAGATTTTGCTGTAGAGACAAATGGCCTTAAGAATAAGGCAGACATTATTGCAGCCCTCTCAGAAGAAGGCGTAACATGGTCAGTATATAGTAAGACTCTTCAAAAAATTGAAAATGAAAAAGAAGAAGCGCCAGAAGTTCTTCCAAAGTTTGATCCAAAAGCTAAGCAGGCAGAAGGAACAGTACTAGTTAGAATGACTAGAGCAAATTTTAGATATGATATTTTGGGATATACTTTTACAAAAGAACACCCATTTGTAGCAATGTCAGAAGTAGATGCACAACATATTTTTGACAGCCAAGAAGGATTCAGATTAGCTAACCCGACAGAAGTACAAGAATTTTATAGCTAATATGTAGGAGGGGAATATGGCAGAAGTTCTAGTTGGAACTAACTCACCAGTAAGTCATCAAGTTTATTGGCAAGGAGAGGTTGTAGATTCGGATTCTGCGCCTACCGTAAAAGTCTATGACATTACTGAAGACCCTGCTATATCCCCATCTATAAATCCTGCAACTCTTTTAACAACGCTTACCTCTGTTAAAGATGAAACTAACATTGGAATCTACAATGTATATTTGCCTCTTTCATACTCTAACAGACCAAGAAAATTAAAACTATTATGGGAATATCAAGTTTCCATGAATAATGTTTCTAAAGAACATATTGTATTTATTGTTCAGCCATACACAGATCTGTCACAGGCATCTATGTCTTTAGGCATCAGCACAGACCCTTCTGATCCAATGTATAAAAGCTTTAAAGATTTACAGGCGGCGGAAAGATATGCAAGAAAAAAGATAGAAGTACATTGTGGGCAAAAGTTCTATCTATACGATGACTCATTTACAGTTTATGGAAATGACTCTGATACATTATTACTTCCACAAAAATTAAATGATTTGCATGAAGTATATGCCAATGATTTATTAATGTACGACAAGTTTGCTTCACTTAATAATTTTGGATATCAAATAGATGTTACAGTAAGTGGATTTGCTTTAAAGCTAAATAGAGCGGCCATGCTCGATAATATTACATATACAGCAAACGGAATGGTTCCTCCGTCTATTCATGATTACACTGGTGTATTTAGACAACCAGACCAATATAAAATACAAGGTAGATTCGGATGGGAAGATGTTCCAGATGAAGTAGAGTTAGCCTGTATTGAATTGATGAAAGATTATTTCTCCCAAGATAAAACTTGGCGACACAAGTACTTAAAGAATATCCAAACATTTGATTGGCAATTCGAATATAATTCAGAAGTTTATTCTGGTACTGGAAATGCTTATGCAGATCAATTGTTGGCTGACTATGTCTTAAACCAGGCGGTAATCATTTAATGAATGATCTAGTAGAAGCAGTACTTAGCATGAAGGCAGACGTCTATAGACAGTCTGAGCTACAAGACCCAGATACGGGTGAAATTTTAAGATCTTGGATGTATTACAAGACGGTAAATTGTCATGCAAAAGGCGTAATCAGTAATTCAGCCACAACAAGATCAAGCGACAGACAAACGTTTTCAAATAAATATACAAACGAGCAGGTTATCCAAGTCAGAACTTTAGATCGTTTAATTAGTAGAGAAAAGATTACTAATATTCGTGATTCTGCTGGAAATGTAATTTGGAAAGAAATAGATTATCCAAATGAAACTCCAACAGTTTTTGAAGTAATTGGAACAACTCCAATTACGGATCCATTTGGACAATCAATTGGTTTTAGCACATCTATGAAGAGATCGGAGAATCAGCAAATTGGATACTAGTGGTATGCTGCTATCAGCTGCTAGCGGTCTTGAAGGGCTAATGGTTGGCAATAGAGACAATCCTGTAATAAAGGATAGTACTGTTGCACAAATTTCTGCATTTGTATATTATCAAGCAAACGTAATTGCCAAGCTAGAAAAAAGTAAAGAATTTCAAAATATGTTTAGCAAGACTATATTTCAACAAATTGAAAAAGATTTTCCAGCATTTATAGATTCACAGGCAAGAACAAGGCCAAGATCTTTTCACCATGTTTATGAATGGGGTAAGGCAGGAAATGCCGAAGCTAGACTTTTTAAACTAAATAAACTAACACAAGAAGGTTTGTCATTTAAGTTAGATTACGAATTCATGCCATCAGTTTCTAATGTTCCAAATAAATCAAGCAGACGTAGATATAAGTTTGAAAATAAAGCTTCTGTGATGGAGATAGGAATGCCCGTAATAATCTCTCCAAAGGCAGCAGAGCGTCTTGTATTTAAGATTGATGGTGAAACAGTCTTTATGCCTAAAGGGGCTTCTGTGACCGTCCAGAGGCCTGGAGGATCAGGTGTAAAAAATCAGTTTAGGCTTGCATACAGTAGATGGTTTAGTAGCGATCTTGTTAATTTATCTATTAAAAGATCTGGATTTCAAAGACTATTTAATTCATCTATGACAAAGGCTTTGGCTTTGCCTATGGATATTAAAAAGGTTAAGTATTCATTTAGCAAGAATGCAATTAGAGCCCAGGCTGATATGGCATTAAAGCAATCATTTGGAGGTGCGCTATGACAGTAAATTATAAAATAGATGCCTCCTATGAAATTAGAAAGTATTTATGGGATCAATTTTTAACTATTGGCATTTTTGAGGAGGACGACTACTGGTCAGATAATTTAGGAGAAGTCACTGTCCCTATAATCCCAGTCCAACAAAATGCTGAAATGAATCAGTTCTTAAGCGGCAAAAAGCATATTGTTTATGACAAGATTGGTATGTCGTATGAAGATAACTGGATGATCTGTTGTGAGCAGATAGCCTTTACCCTATATGCAACGAATGTAGCAGAAATCGGGGAGATGAGAAACTTTATCACAGACCTATTTAGGAGAATGGATGACTCAGCTGCTGACGTAAACACATTCCTTGGAGTAAATAGCAAGTTTAAATTTCATAGTATTTATGTTGCTGAGATATCCCCAACAGAGCCATCTGAGGAGCTAAAGGGATTTTTCTCTGCAGATGTCATTATAGAGGCTAAATACTCTCGCAAGGTAGACGGCAGAGGCCGATTTTTATAGTTTGCCTTAAGACCAAAATTGGCCTAAAATTAGACAAAGAGGAAAGAGCCTAGCCAGCTTGTTTTTATAACGTTATAAAATTTCACAGGAGGTGGAAATAATGGCACTAGATGCTAGAAATATTCTCGTAGGTGCTTCTCCATTGTATCTTTCAAAGAAGGATTCAACAGACAACACATACGCTGCTGTATTGCCAGAAGGCGCAAACCTTACAGCAGGAACATCAATTCTTAATGATGCAAAGACAGATTTAAGAAACTCAACATTAGCAACTGCGTATCGTAACGTAGGATTTACAAACAATGGTCTTCAGATCACTTATAATCCAACATTCGATTCAGTAACCGTAGACCAGCTTCTTGACACAGCTAAGCTGTTCAAGTCTGCTATGGAGGTTATGATTGCAACAGAAATGTCAGAAGGTACGCTAGAAAACGTTCTTGCAGTATTCGGACAGGCAAGCGATGGAACATCAACACTTGATGCAGACAATACTTTAACAAGTTACGATGCAACAGCAAAGAAGCAGGAACTTGGTCTCTCAGCAGGTGCTCTTGGCGTACAGCCAACAGAGCGTCAGCTAATTGCAGTAGGTCAAGCACCAACAGCTCTTGGCACATTTGATGGTTCTTCAACAGCAAACACAAAGTCAGAGCGTGTATATTATGCTCGTCGTGTTCTTTCTGTACAACAGTCACAGTTCTCGTTGGCACGTAATACACCAACAACATTTCCAGTAACCTTCCGTCTTCTCCCAGATGCAAATTATGCAGGAGCAGAATACGGTAAGATTATTGACCGTGTCCTTAGCTAATAATTAAGGATTTTGGAAAGCCCCCCTCAAATAGGGGGGTTTTCTGTTTGTGTTAGTAAAACGCTTTTGTTATAATGATTTAGACCTATCCTAAAGGAGGATAAATTGGCAACAACAGTATATAATGTA